GGCAGCGCAGAGTGCTGTCATGAAGTGGTGCACTGAGGTTGACATGAAGTTCAAGAAGATTGATATGGATAAGCCTTCCATCACTGATTTGGTGGAAGCCCGCAGTCTTCTTGGCGTTGGGTACAATCTCAAGTCCACGCTTCAGGCTACTTACTTGCGCTCTATTATTGAGCGCCAGTTGGACAGGCTCAATGCGCGTATTGCCTCACATAGGGGCATTTTGGAGACGGAGAACTGCTACAGAGCTCCGCCAGTGCTTGTCATGTTTGGAGGCGAGTCTGCCGTTGGTAAGACTTACCTTATCAAGGCATTTGCAAGCGCTGTTTTGCAACTTGCGGATTTGTGCAAGCCTGAAGAGGTTGCGCAAAATATGTGGCAGAAAGGAGAGGACAGGTTCTTCAACGGATATTGTGGCCAACTTGTATATATTATGGATGACGTGTTCCAGAAGAAGTCTGTCAAGGGCAGTGATGAGTGCGAAGGCATGACCATCATTCGTGCCGTCAACAGCTGGCCTTTTCCCTTGCCCTTTGCTGATGTTGAGAGCAAGGGCCGCTTCTTTTTCAGTTCTAAGCTTATGATTGGGACTACCAACCAGGTCAATATCAAGTCAGACCTGGATCAGGTGCTTGCCAAGCCAGAAGCGGTTTTGCGCCGCATCACGCATGGCTATTGGCTTGAAGTTGCCTCGGAGTATATGACTGAGCGCGGAACTTTCAATTATTTGAAGTTCGAGCGCGAGTTTAACGCTCGTAAGGCAGCTCTCAAGACCCGCGAGCATTATACCAAGGATGAGTTCTTGAGCTGTGTTCCGTGGGAGGCCTGGATGTTACGGCCTTGTGGTTTTGACGGAACGCCTGTGCAGGGTGTTGGACCCAGTGTTTTCAGCCTTGTTAAGCAGGTCGCTTCCGAGCTCAGGGAGCGTGTTGAGCGCCATGAGGAGACGGTTGATAACCTAACTGATTGGCTGAGCATGTTTCCTGGTGCTTCGGATGCGCCTATTGAGCCGCAAGCTGGCTCTCTGTCAAGTGGCTCCGATACGGCCGAGCGCGCCGTGTCAGCTACCGAGTTGTACATGCGCGCCCTTGAGCCCAAGGATGATGACAGCGAGTACGAGTGGCGACAGGAGTTTGACGCTGCTGTTGACGCTTGGCACGCCGATAGGCGTACCATGGTTCAGCGCATTGGCGACTTATTTTCGCAGGCTTGTATGCCTGTGAAGAAGCTTTTCCGCTCTAATACGGGGCGGGCGGTAGTTGCCAGTGTGGCTTTGATTGCCGCTTGCACTTGCGCGCTGAAGGCTATTACAGCCATTTGGAACGCTATATGTGGCCTTGTTTCAAGTATCAAGAGTCTGCTCATTGGTGAGCAAGACGCTATTGTGTCCCAGAGTGTGCACAAGGAGGTTACTTTTCCCGTGAAGAAGCGGGGAGAGGTTGTGCCTTCTGCCATTGCCCAGATGGGCAATCCTCCTTCTGATGCCCTTAACGATATCATTTATCGCAACACTTGGAAAGTGTTTGCTGACGGTGAGATTGTGGGGCAGGTCCTTATGGTGCGCGCCAATATTGGCGTGATGCCATACCATTTTCGCAAGGGCTTGGTTTCTGCATCCACCATTGAGATGATTGGGTGCAGTGCTAAGAGTTTGCGTTTGAAGTTCACTGGGGCGCAGTTTGCGTCTTTTGAGCACCATGATTTGCCACAGGCTGATCTCAGCTTTGTGGATTTTTGCAAGGTGCACGCGCATA